TATCACGATCTCCGGGTGTTAGGTTTGGACTTGCTGCAAGATCGTTAAGTTCTGTGACAGTAGTTGCGTTACTTAATCTTTCAGCAAAACTTCCTTGAGGTTGAGTCTCAGAGCTTGTCAGCATATCAATTTCGCTTTGAGAAAAGTAATCTAATGGGTCAATTATTTCGTTGGTAACATTATTGATATCACCGTCTTGTTGGGCTTTTAGTGCAGCACGATATATTCTCAGCATGGAAGCTTTGTACTGTTCGCCTAGTCGTTGTAAATTATCCAAAAGCTGTGGAGAGTTTTGTAGCTGGCTTAAACTACCTTGTGTCGCTTGTAAGAAATCAAGTTCTTTAACAGCAACTTGACCAAGAGCGCCACCTGTCGGGCTTTCATTTCTCATTCTTTGCAATCTATCAAAACCAATGTTTGCCTGAATTGGCGCTAATAATTGAGATAAGTCTGCTGCTGGTGTGCCAGCTATATTTTGAGTAACTTGAGCGCCTAGACCAGTAGTAAGCCGTGGGCTTGCTTTAATTGCTGCAATAGCTCTGTCTATCTCCTCAAGTACCAACGTGCCAGACGTAGCCTCCGACTCAGTTCTTGTTTGGTTGGAAGACAGTATTTTATCGGTTTTTTCTTTGGCGGCTTGCTGTTTTAAATCTGTCGGCGAATTGGGTATGACTGTAAATTTAACACCACCCGGACTATCAGCATCTTGAGTAACTATGTAGTCACCTTGTCTTTCAAAATCTCGCCCAAGATTAAATGTGGTATCTTTATTTAAAATCGCAATAATATCGTCTACAGAAGCGTCTGGTTTCTGGTCTTTAATAAAATTAAAGTTTCTCCTAAAAGTTGTGCCAAAGTTTGGCGCGATACCATATAGTGCTTGATTCCAAACATCTGAACCTTCCTCCACATTGTCTGACGTAAGTTGTGCAACTTTCTGCGCAAAAACACTTGGTGGAGTATCTTTTATGTTAAACAGGGCTTCTAAATATTCTGGAGAGTCTCTTTTATATACTTTAAGCACTGCCTTTTCTTTTTCAGCAAAAGATGAAATTTCTTTTGGCTTAATGCCAAACAATGCTTCCTTCCCTGCCTCTGAGTTTAATGATATACCAGCATCTTTTAAAGCAGCTTTCTTCTCTTCAAATGGACTTAGCTTCGGAGTTGGCCCTGTTACTTTCGGTAGCACCCTCTCTCCCATTTTTGGCCCACTTGTAAAATACAGGAAGCCGTCTGCACCTTTTGCGGTACTAGGTGCTTTATTAGCAGCCGCTTGCTTTTGCGCTCGTATCTGTTGAATTACAGCCGCTTGATTTTGACTTGGCGTTGCTGCAATCAGCGCTTTCTCTCTTTCTGTAAAATTACCATCAGAGACTAACTTCTGCATAAGCAATTTACGCTTACGTTCTTCGTCCATCTGGGTAACACCCTGAAACGTCTGTAAGCCGCTTCTCACAGCGTCACCAATTTGTTGACCGCCTAGTATGTCAGTGCCAGCTTGCAGCAAACCTAAACCACCCGGCAAACCCAATCCTGTGACCCTTTGATTGAAGTTATCAAATATGCCCATTACGCAGCCCCCATCGCTTCGTTGCTTAGTGACGCATAATCAAGCATCAAGTAACCAGATGGATGAACATGAACGTGTTGCGGATAAACTTCTCTAGCCTCTTGCGCCATAAACCCTTCTGTTGGGTAAATATCAAACCCACGACTTTGCGCTTCGTCATTCCATTGCCAGCTATACATCGCCAAGCCATTCGCGTGTGTGCCGATCTGCTTAATGTCTTTCTTCAAGCGTCGGTCAGATAAAAGGCCAAGCAAGCCTAAACCGCCACCTATGCCAGCGCCCAGCGCTGGGCTAAATGCAGCAGAACCGATTGTATTAGCTAAACCAGCGCCAGCTAATGCACCGCCTAATCCTTGATTTAGTGAGCTTGGCCCACCACCAGTTTCAGTTGAAGTTTGTCCAAACAAACCGCCGCCCATGCCAGCAGCGCTGAGTAAGGCGTTGATCTGGTTTTGATCGAGTACATTTTGCTGTGCAGCTTGTGCAGCCGTTGCATCCAATTTGGCCTGATCTATGCCACGAGATAGACCGCCAAGCTGTGCCGCTTGAGAGATAAGCGCCTGATCCGCGCCTAGCAAGCCAGGTGCAGCAGTTATTGCTGATAAACGTGTACGTGCATCTGCTTCAGAACCAGCGAGAAGTGACTTAGCAGCGTCAAGCTCTAACGCTCTGTCTCTTTGTAAGTTTTGTGCAAGGATTGGTGCAATACCACTGCCTATTCCAGCGCCTAGTGAGTCAGCAAAACTATCAGAACCTAATCTTCCACCAAGAGCGTATTGAGAGCTTACGTTGTTAACAACATCGCCAATTGCATCATCAATCTGAGTTTGTAGTAACGAGTTCGTACCGCCTGTTTGCGCTATGTCTTGAATAGTCTGTAAAGCAGTTGGATCAATAGCCTGATCCATTAATCCACCAAGGTTTTGCTGTGCTGTGCCTAAGAAAGCTGGTCTTGTTCTCAAAGCAGAATTAGCCGCTTGAATTGCAAAGTCTTCACCAGAAGACAGACCAGCCGTACCTACTTTCGTTGCCGTAGGATCAAACGCACCAACTGCGTCAAATGCTTTATCAAACGGATTAAAATCTGTATAAGCATCTTGTAAAGCAGTTGCTAACGCTGGTGGTAATTGCTGTACGTTAGTGACTGTTGAATTACTGCCGCCTTTACTCATCCTAAAGTTCCTTTTTATAAGTTATGTAAGCCTGACCCCATCCCAACGGTTCAAGATACCTTGACCACGCTCGTCTGCCGTAAGCTTCTAGTTGTGTGCATCCATTGCGCTTTGCGTGTTCCTCAACAGCGTCTTGCGCCAAATGAAGCCATTCCTTCATTCGAGTACCACCCAAGAAATCCATCGCTAATGCGTTTGCCTGAGGGTAAGTTATTATTCGTGTTGTGACCGTACCAACAAATTCACCTGACTCTTCGTCAACAGCTACCCAAATCACATAAGCACCAGCCAAAGCACCAACATAAACATCACTAATGTCTATTATTTCTGGGTTAAGACTAACTGCCTTATTAAGAATAGGTGAAATGTGCGCCCATACTTCAGGTAGCAATTTTGGGTGAATAGCTGTGAATTTCATCCGATAACAATGTAAAGAAAAGTTCTGTCCGTCTGCGAGTTGTTAGCGTGGGTAATCGTAAAACCCTGCTTTGCTCGTGCAGATAGGAACATGGTGCCGTTGCCCTGTTCAGCAGCAGCATTTGCCGTTGTTGGCGTAAATAGTATTACGCTGTCTTGCCCAGCGCGGTAATCTGTAATCGCAGTAGATGCAGCGCTTGCTGTAAGCGTTACAGTACCACTAGCGTTAAACTTGCCGTCCACCAGTAAGTTGACGACCTGTGCCGTTTGCCTTGGGTCAGCGCCCGAAGCTGGCAGTTTAACATAGTTAAAGTCTGTCATCTTTGACCCATAGCGCTTGCGTCTATGTCTACTCCTAGTGCATATCGCCAATCGCCAGTGACACTCACGCGAACACGGTGATACCGACCACTGCCCCTGATTGGACAAGTGTTATCACTCGTAAGCGTCACCGCAGTACCATAAGTAAAACCGTCGATTTGCCTTGAACGTGAGGCAAGCTGTGATGTTACAGTTGGCGCTGTTGCACCTTTGGTCGTAACATAAGGCGTAACACTGCGAACAAGTGATTGCCGCATATTTGCTGGTTCAAACTCAGTTGTTTCCAAAACAGCAGAAAGAGGCGCACCAGTAATGGTGTGTATCTTTTTGTCCTTGCCAGCAGAAAGTTGAAAAAACCCACCAGAGTAAAAACGGCTGTCTAGTGAAGTTGTTAAACCTTCTAATGTGCTGCTTATGCTATCCAACGCCTCAAGCGAGAATGTTGGCGTTAGCGAAGACGATAACAGCTCGTGATCTAGTTCTGCGATTGACCACTTTTGAACAGCGTAGTTGTACACAATAATTCGATCTGGATCGCCAGTACCGCTTACCGAAGGATAACCCCACATGACACACTGGTTTTCCGGGTCTATCGTGCAGCTTATTCTGTCAGAGTTATCAAAGTCTAAATCGTCAAAGAAAAACTGATCTACTTTCTCAGCGCCGATAGGTATGCTTTTCTGTCCATCAAACATGAAAAACCCATCATCAGCGAGATAGAATACTTGTGTCGGCCCAAGTGATGCAACGCTGCTAGGGTAGTTACATCCATGACCTGTCTCCACTTTCTCAAAAGTGAATATTAATGGAGAACCAACGTATTGCATCCTAGCAATCGCTTTCTCCAATAAAACAACACCAAACTCACCGCCAACCAAGCCAGTTATTTGTCCAGCATCAGGTATGTCCTGAAAGTCAGCTTGGTTTGTGCCAATCGTCCAACTCGTCGCGTCATTAATCGCAGACCAACGCACACGAGAGCGATGCGTTCCACCGCTATAGGTTACGTTTCCTGTGACAACAAAATCACGAACAACAGCCAACTCTCGCGCCGCTGGCGCACCAGTTACCGTTGCAAATGCTGAATCTGTGCCAACCGTAAAGCCCTGCAATGTGTCACTGTCAGAACCACCAGCAATCACCTCATCGCCAAACCTGACAAAACGCCAATACGCATCACCTGTCATGGCATAACCTGAGTTTATACTACCCAACGTAAAGTTAGTTGTATTTAGCTTGTACAAGTCATCGTCATCGCCAGCAAAGGTAAGCACTGTGCCGTCGTTAAGCTTCGTCGCGTAAATGCCACGCAGTCTTG